ACACTTCTTGAACATTTAAGTCAACAATTGGTTGTAAATCCAGGAATAATGCGGTTGTTGTTGGCATTTTGTTCAAAGCAAAGTCTTCAACATTGCCAACATAGTCTTCCATCATGTTGTGAAGCTTAGTTCCTCTTGTGGATGCCTTAGTTGATATACGATTAGCTTCTTCGTGACCAACTTTCTCTCTCCACTTGGCTATACCTTCCTTAGACAGTTCAGAAAGAACAGTAGTAACAGATCTGTATGCATCACCGTTAGGAGTTACATAGTATCGCTTACCATCTATTTCTTTTCTTGGGATCTCTATCTTGGGAAGGGGCTTATGCTCGAAGTATTTTGTTCTCAAAATTATTTGCCAAAGTGTTTATTGAAGACTTGATCAGTCTGAGATTGTTTGATTGACTTTGTTGCGTGACGATCAGATAGCTGACTATTAGGATGAGCATCAGATATCTTTGAGAGTACTTCTTTGAAACCACTATCGGTTTTAATTCCACCTACACCACTAACAGTAGCAGGAACATCATCAACATCGAAGTATCGATCAACATTAGGATTACCAACCAAGTAAGACTCGTAATCGGATATACGAAGACTCACTTCGTATATCTCATCCTTAACTCTATCTCTAAATTTATAGATTGGCATTACTTGGCTGTCCAGTTTGACTTCTTTGCAGGAGCTTTCTTTGCTACCTTCTTGGCTGGAGCTTTCTTTGGTGGTGGTGGCTCTTTTGATTGCTCTAGTACTGGATCTTTCTTTACAACAGCCTTCTTTGGAGAACTGGAGTGTCTCTTATTCCAAACCCAGTTAGTGAGGTCAAGGAGTGCACCTTCAACCCATGCCATAAAACTACTATGCCAAAACCAATTATCTTTCATCTTCGTACTCCTCTTCCCTTTGGTTATCCAATTCATCGTAGAACTGTTCGTATCTTTTATTTTTAAGTGCTCTGTCTATTGTTCTAACAGATCTATCAGTGACTTCTTTCTTGATCGCCTTTGCAACGTGGTGTTGCTTCTCATCAAGTGAACGAAACTGTTTATTCGTCTTACCCATTTTAACCCTCTAATAGTCCAGGATATATTTCTTCAACAAACTTCTTAGTAATACCTTTGTAAGGTACTTTCTTATCCTTTACTGCAGCGATAAGTTCTGCATCGTCTTTATCCAAATTCTCTAGTAATTGAATAAAGAGATACTCTCTTCGAGTTGGCTTTAGGTTATCATTACCACCCTCGATGAATAGATATAACTTACGAAGCTCACTATACAGTACACTCTGTAAGTCAGGTAAGGTGTTTGGTTTATAAGGAGGAGCACCTTCAGGTAGTAAGAACTTTACCTTAGGATCAAAGGCATACTTTAACAGAGCTCTGAGTGCTGGTGAGTCATTTCTTCGAAGCCACTCTATCTTGTCAGCCTTCTTCTCTATTTCAGAAGCCTTTTTAAGTATTTCAGCTAATCCGAGTTTCATTTCAATTTCCTATATGAAGTCATTAATATTCTCGATCAATGATTTAAGTTTATGTTTCTGTAAATAACCAAGTATATCAACCTTCTTCTTGGTACTTGTCTGAGCTGTATATTCATCACCTATCTTATGTTTGATGTCCAATGGAATCTCAAACAGATCAATCAGTTTCTTGTTCCTATCTATGCCATCCTTGAGCTCAGGCACTTCTCTCAACTGATCCCAGCTCATATCTAACCATACATCCAACTTATTACTACGAACTGGTTTCTGTTTGATTCCATCCACAAAGCTGTTATCAGGAGATAGAGCATTAGGAACACCATCACCAGAGTCACCTCTAATCACAAGCTCTTTGAGGTATCTAGCTGGATTATCAACCTGGACGTTTCGTTTTCGGATAGGATCAAATTGAATAATATTATCCCTATGTAGTTGGATAAAGTCTTTATCAGCAGATAGTATTATGATATCTTCTGGTATAAATGCACAGAGGGTGGCAATGATATCATCAGCTTCACAGTTTTCTACTTGGATAACAGTATAGGGTAAGTTATCTTTAACCTCTTGTCGAATCTTATTCAAGACCTCGAACATACCAGCCCAATCAATATCACTCTCTTCTCTACTCTTCTTGCGTCCAGCTTTGTAGTAAGGGAAGATCTGCTTGCGCCAGTAGTTCTTATCATCACATGCGATAACCATCTGACCATATATCCTTCCAAACTTTTGTTTGTATAGACGTAGAGAGTTGAGGATCATGTGTCTTACCAGATCCTCTTCTACTACTAGGTCAGTGTGGTTACCCACTTGTGCCATCAGGTTAGAAATGCATACCTGATTGAAGTCTACAATTATCATTTTGGGTCGTAGTCAATTCTTCTATGTTCTTTGAGTTGAGATGCAAGGAAGCCTATCCACTGATTTCTTCTATTATGCCATCCATAGAATGCATCCATGTAAGCTTTCTGAGCACCTAAAGTCTTTGTTATATCTTCGTGATTATACAACTGAATAGCATCACGAGACAACTCATATATCACCTTAGCATGATCACGAGGATTATCTTGCCACTGATACATCCATGTCCAATTAGATGCCGTCTCATACAATGCAGCATAGTTAGGATGAATACAGAACACACCAGCAGACATAGCTTCGATCATACTGATACATGATGTCTCTTGCCATATGTTAGGGTAGGCGTATATATGAGCTTCTTGAAGAGCTTTTCGTATCTCTTGATTAGAAACAGAGCCGTGATAGTTAATCTTAGGATGATTTCTACAGAAATCAAACAAGTCTTTATAAGGCTCATCACGCTGTTCCCATCCATAAATCTTGAAGCTAGAGTATACATCTAGTTCGATATTGTCAAACTCTTTACTGAGCTGATCAAATACAGACACAAGTATATCCAGTCCACGATGAGGTGTGGTGTGGTATATGAACTTAATCTTGTCTTTGGATTTCTCTACGGCTGGGATAGGTTCAATAGCATTGTGCAGTACAACACACTTATGCCATGGAAGTCCGTAGTGTTTTTGGTATGCTTGCATTTGCCAGTTAGAGACAAATACAAGTTTATCGAATCGATTCCATCCACCTTGCTTCAGATGTTCAGATTCAGGATCACCTGGTAAGTCATGTAGCCAGTAGATCTTGATCTTACTATCATCAATCTCTCTAACTCTTGATGGAATGATTTGAAAGTGGTCAAGTAGATCTTTAGGAACATTCTTGTGCAATGCTTCCAACATCAACTCTGTGCCACCTTTGGCATTCACTGATAACTCATTCGTTTCCATTATTCATCACCACTTACATTCTTAGATTGCTTCGATGATTCACGCTTAGCTTTCTCAAAAGCAAGCTGAGCACTGATCATCATATTCTTAATGAGACCTCTGCGATCTGAATCCACAGATGCCAACATACGCTTAGTTTCTTTCTTCATATTGAAAGAATTAGTCGCCTTCATCATTTAATCTCCATTTTCTGTAAATAATTCCAAGTATCTTTCCAATTCTTCACTTTCACAGTAGTCGCCTTGCTCTGTTTCATGTGTATATATGCTTCCTTTAAAGCCATACCTAAAGGAAAGTCATTACCTCCATATTCCATCTGATCACCAAAAAAGTAAACATGCAGGAACGGTTCTGTGAAGTATTGAGCAATCTGACCTTTGTCTTTACCTGGCTCCATAATATCGATACCAGTCTCACCAGCTACCTGAGCAATTGCAATATCACCAAACTTATCGTTAAACGCTTCAGCTATCTTTTTACGCTCTTTGTACTGCCTATCAAATTCTACATACTTCTTACGTTGTTCCTTATCAGCAGCTCTACCAACGACACTAAAGTTAACAAGACCTATACGATTCTCAATATGACGACCAGCTTTACCAACAAAAAGACTCTTGAACAACTGTTCGTTCAACCATTGGATCTGAGGATCCTTTAATGTCCATTTACTGGAATACTTCAGGATTCCTTTTGAATAAATAGCATTGCCAGCACAGGAAAATACTGCGTTGACTGACTCTAATATATCATTTCCCATTTGTTCTTGGGTTTTGGGATAATCACTACCAGAAGCAAGGT